CTTTTTGTTGCTCAGGCACTTATAAATAATGTTAAACTATAGTGTTGCGGAATTAAGGATTAGTTGATTATGGTAGAAAGCAAAGGTAAAATCGCAGAAGTTACTAACGCAACCACCAAGCAGGCGATTGTGTTCATAGGAGTTTACTCCTGGGTTATTGTGAGAAATCTGGGTAGAGCAATCAATAAGGCGGTACACAAGCTGCCTTGGTTGTTCATAGTTGTGACAATAGTAATATCATTCGTTGTCAGCTTCGTTCTTATCTCTAAGGCAAGGGCAGAGCGAGATAGCTACAATCAAAAACTAGTTCACGCAACACAGCAGCTTGATAGCTATGTGGCTGCATACGGAAATATTAAATCAAAGTAAATATGAAGAGATACAAACATACAATAGTGATGATCCTGCTTGTTATCGCAGCAATTATCGCAGGCTACGGATTTATCTGTTTCATGGTTGAACATATTTTCCTTTCGCTCCTGATGCTTTTCTGTATCAGTTGCGCATTGGCAGTAAAGAAGGAGGTGTAGGAATGTCGGCATATAATTTCACACCGAAAGGAGCATTCTTCATCAACTACAAGGAGCCTGACAGGGAAACCGTAGACCATATAACATCGCTCTATTACCTCATTATCGGTTCTCTCGCCACAATCACACAGACGGCAATCAAAGACTTGCACGACAATCTCAGTGAGAGGAAGGACCTGTTTAAGCATGAGCTTAAGTATCGCATAAAGGAGGCATTCTCCCGTTCTGAGACTCTTATAGGTATATTCAAAAAGTATACTACCGAGATTTCGCAGTACGAGCTCTGGCTTGATATTACAGACAGCATGGAGGAAGACCTGAAGATTGATATACAGAGACTCTTCTACACGACCGATAATATTCTTCTGAAGAACAACATCAAGGAACACAAGCTTCAGGCGTATGCATGCGTAGCCTACAACCTGTCAATCATGCTGCACGATATGTGTACGAAGTTTGATGACGTTATGAGTGAACGCGGCATCAGTTCCGGCAGCATAAGACCTTGCGGAGAATTCATCCAGTCTATGTATGGCATGTATGCCTCGATGAGGGAGGTAGCCAGGATCCTTATACCTGATAAGGATGCTGAATACTTCAAGGAAGGTGGTCAGATTTACAGGGCTTTGCAGGTGGTTGCAATGAAGGTATGCAATCCGGAAAGGATAGACAAAGCTGCCGACGAAGGACTGAAGCTTAATGGCGTTGACTATCATGGTGAAGAACATCAGAATAACGCATTCCTTCCTTGGAACGGCATCCAGGTTAACTTCCTGTCACGTAACTTTGACAAGATGTCTGATGAAGAGCTCGCGAAAGCTCTTGGGCGATCTGTTGGTGCGGTAAAGGCAAAAATGAGACAACTTAAACTAAAAAGAACGGAATAGTATGAGTGGAGGCGCATTTGATTATGCTCAGTACAGAATTGCTGACATATACACGGAAATAGAGGATGAAATCTACGGACATTCTCTTGATGATGAATTTGACGTAAATCGGTATATTGAAGATCATTGGTTAGAGGATTCCGAGAAAGAATACGTTCGTAAGCATCATCATACAATACCTAATCGTAGCGAGTATTCTAAGGATACCATCAAGGAGTTCAAGAAAGGTATAGCTCTACTAAAGAAAGCCGAGGTTTACGCACAGCGCATTGACTGGTTACTTAGTGGCGATGATGGCGAAGATAGCTTTCATAAGCGTTTGAAACACGACTTGGAAGAATTAAAACGTAAAAAACAATAGCTTATGGAAGATTTACCTATAGGTTCGGAAATCGTCTTGAAGGTGGTTAAAAGCGAGACAGAAGAATGTAATGGTTGCTTCTTTGACGAGATAAGCAGCAATATTTATGAAAATATCTGCAAAGATATTTGTTGTGCCGCAATCGAAAGAAAAGACAAAAAGAATGTTCAATTTATAAGAGTAAAATAATATGGAAACAAAAATAAATATAGCGGAAATCCTAAAGGATAAGCCGCAAGGAACTAAGCTGTATTCCCGAATATGTGGAGCTGTAGAGCTTAAAAAAATTATTGATGTTCGTAAAAAGAAATCTATTGTGGTGAAAGAACTTAATTCAAATAACCAACATAGATTTTGGCATAATGGCAATTTCTTTAGAGCAGGGCAATGTGTATTGCAACCTTCTGAGAATATGGCAGACTGGTCTAAATTCTTATGGAAAAAGGGCGATGTACTTCAAAATAACGACTATAATACACAAGTCATTTTTGATAGATTTACAAGTGATACTTATGAAATGATAAGATGTAAGTATTGGCTGAAAGTTGATAATGGTATTGAAAGGTTTATCATAGAAACGAATGTATTAACAAAAGATTACTTTAAGGTTAGTGAAGAATTGAGCCAGTGTTACATCAATAAAATAGAGAATAGATGTGGCGGTAAGTTAAACCTTGAAACTTTGGAAATTGAAAAGAAGCTTGAGTTCAAGGATGGGGATATAGTGGTATATGGAAAATCAGTAGCAATATGCCGAAAGATTTATAAGCATACCCTTAGTTTCTATGTTACTCTAAATGAAATGGTTGGATTATTGTTTGCCGATGAGGTGGAATCATCTGAAGAGTATAGATTTGCTACAGAAGAAGAGAAACAGCAGCTCTTTGATGCTCTCGCAAAGAAAGGCAAGGCTTGGGATGCTGAGAAGAAACAGATTGTGGATTTGAAGCCAAAGGTTGAGCTGAAACCATTCGATAAAGTGCTGGTAAGACATCAAAAAACTGAGGAATGGCGTGCAAATATATTTAGCCATACAGATAAGACAGATGAATATCATGACTATGTATGTGTTAATGGTAGATGGGAGTTCTGTATCCCTTACGAAGGCAACGAATCATTGTTAGGTACAACTAAAGATGTGGAGGTAAGTTATGGACGAAGCTTTTAAGAAAGAACTTATAGAGCATTGTAAAAGGCAAATGCAACGCTTTGAGAGAATGGGAAGAACAGATTCTTTCGCATATAAAGAACATGCTGTTTTACTTAGTTTTCTTGAACGTCCATATTTACCTTTTTAATATAGTAATAGTTATGATAGACATAAAGAAGAAAATCCAAGCCGCCAGAGATTACGCAAGCAAAAGCTATCGTGTAATCAGAAAGGTTAGCAAAAACGGCTTTATGGTTCAAAGAGATAAAAATGCCGATAAGCATTTCTTGGATGGCATTGATTGGGCAGAGAAAGAGATATTCAAAGATTTGATTCATAATGCTAACGAAGTTCCTCAAATTGGCAGAGGAAGGATTCTTGCATACTCAAGAGACTGCGGTTATAGAAATCTTTACAACCTATACGATATGATGTACAAGACTGATTGCGGCACATATCAAGAAATGTGGGAATTAGAAGTTAAAGCTTACTATTTGGATGGTTGGATATACGCAGATGAATTGTTTGACTTAATTACGAAAGGAGGCAACCATGATTAAGACAGTTACTATGTACTCTGTCGTTTGTGACAGATGTGGAAAGACCTTCATTGATGAGTTTAATGGCATCGGGGCTTGGTTGGACGAAGGAACTGCAAAAGAGCAAGCAATGGAAAGCGAATGGGCAGAGATAGGCGATAAGCACTACTGCCCAGACTGCTATGAGTTTGACGATGAGTTAGATGAGTACGTTCCTAAAAAGAAAGGAGGAAGCAATGAAAGAGCTTAAAGATTTGGTTGTTGGTGATAATGTACTAGTTAGAGGTATGCATTGCAGACGTATCGCCAAGGTTGATAAAGTGACAAAGACTCAAATTGTTGTTAATAACGCTAGATTTAGAAGAGATTCGGGCTGGCAATGCGGTGGCGATAGCTGGAGTAGGAAGAGTATATCTGTTCCTACAGAAAAGGAAATATCAGATATTAAAGAAGAGAATCTTCGTGAGACTCTCGTCTACGCTATCAGTTCTTTTGATTTCAAACGCTTATCAACAGATGAGTTAAAACAAGTGTACAATATTGTAAAAGGCAAAGAAAATGAAAGAGAATAAACACTCATTAAAGATAAGTCGTGGCTACTTTGGCGAAACTATCCTTGATGGTTATCCTATAGCTACATATTCGAATGATGAATTGAAGATTCTAAAGAACCTGTTGACAAAGGTTCTGTGTGAAGTAAATGAATATATTCATCTTTAGAAAAGTAAAGCGTATGGCACAGAAAGAATTTAGGAAACCACCTCGTTATATGGTGGGTGATATAGTTTATAGTCACGGATTTATTTGTATTGTCTGTAGCATCTATCCGTTCAATATAGATTATTCTTACGACTTGAAAGTTATTGATGGGCAAAGCTTGGGCAAAATTTGTCAAAATGATATTATGCACGTTCATATTTGGGAAGAGTTTCTTAAAAAGAATGGATGGACATGTTATCGCTCTGAAGGAGAATGTTTTGGGCATAGGTGGTATAAACACCAAGAATACCCTTTCACTTTGCGATATAATAATTTCTTGGGAATTATCGGAGTATCTTTCAATGACGGAAAAGACGATACTGTTATGATAAAATGTGTAGATGAACTCCAACATATTCTTTTTGGCTTGCAATTAGATAGCAATTTAAAAATATAAGCGTATGTATTTTGAATATAGAATAGTCAAGATAGAGAAAGGTTTGTTTCTCATCGAGTATAAGACAGCTCCTTATGGAGTTTGGCATGAAGTAAAAAACAAACAGTTCAAGACTAAGCCAAAGGCAGAAGCTTGGGCTAGAAAGAACTTAGGTTAATGAAGTAAAGCGTATGGATAAGCTAGAATACATTCCAGGAGATTTTATCTCTGTATATGTAGGTGTAAAGAAATATATCGTTGAGGTAATTGGTACGGAAAACGAAAATGAAGTACTCTCATACCAAATCAAGTTCCCAACTGGAGAAATTCAATATGCTGATAAGGATAATATTGTTCCGATTCCGCTCACTCCAGAGATTCTAGAGAAGAACGGATGGAAGAACGATGGCTATGATTGGTATAAATTGCCAACAAAAAGAGCTTATCTGTATATAACAAAAGATATAATAACTTTGGGTGAGTTCTTGGTGTGCGTAGGTCTAGACAGACACAATCTTGCTAGTATTAACTTTGTTCATCAGTTACAGCACATTCTCTTCGGTCTAAGACTTAACTCCGAAATGGAGGTGTAGGATGATTATAGTATTATCAATCATATTCATAGCTATAGGCATAGCATTTATGTATGTAGGCATAAGAATTTGCAGAGTTGTATGGTTTGCTCATGAATGGCTGCTTGTTTTTGCAATAGGCTTGTGTTTTGTTTTGATGGCTATAAAACAATTAATGGAGGTGTAAATATGGCATTAGAAGTAGTAGTTTTAGATAAGGATGAATATAAGGCACTTATTGATAATCAAGCTGACAAAGACGAATTAGAGTATTTGAAAGCTTGCCAATATGCTTTAGAATCGTTTAATAGAGTCAGAGGCTTATGCCCTAAGTGTAAAAAGTCCGTTGTAATTTGGGGGTGGGTATGTCCTTGTTGTGGGTATGATTCAAGTGGTGAAGAATTATATAAATATGGTGATTAACAGCCTTCGGGCACAAGAAACAAATCGTATGAAAAAGAAATGTAAGCACCAAACAAATAATGGATGGTGCAAGGCAAGAGGTGGGACTTGTATCTGGTCGGAATATACTCCCGAAGCTTGTCTTAAAAGAGAAGAAGTTTAACCGCCTTCAGGCACAAATTTAAAAATATGACAGAAATAGAATTATACAACAAATTACAAAATGTAGAAGGTCGTTTAAAGATGATGGATTCACAAATATTAGAGCTTCGCAAAAAGCAGAATGGTATAATGAACGACTTTCTTAGTTTGTTACCTTTTCAAGAAGGTGACAAAGTGAAAGATAAAAATGGCAATATCTTTATCATAGAACGTCTAAAAAGAGCCATGTCTCTTGGCAAGAATGAAATCAAGGTTCATTTTTTTATCCGAAAAATAAAGAAAAACGGAGAACCTTACAAAGACGTAAACCAAGCTTGGGGAATTGATTATTTTTCCCTTGAGAAAGTAGTAGAGTAATAACCATCCTGTAATGGATATAAATAAAAAGTAACATGAATACAGAAAAATTAGAAAGAGCAAACATCTTAGCCAAGAGTTTAATTCCTAAAGTAAATGAACTCTTAAATTTGTCTCCAAAATCAATGCGTAGTAGTCTTGCTGATGCTATTTGTGGGCTTTCAGAGTGTGATGAAGAGTTTAAAACAAAATTCAAGCAGCTTCTGAATGAAACAAAACAGAGATTTCAGAAAGAGTTTGATGAGATTTAGTAACTAACCGTCCTTATAGGACATAAATATAAGTGATATGTTAAAAGCTATGTTAAGTCAGCCAATGGCTAGAAAAACAGACGAAGAAATCGTAAGCTGGCTGAATCAGCACATTTTTTTTGAAAGTGGGTACGATATTACTGAAGGACCATTCCCATTACCGGCAACTATTGGTGAGGGGTTTAGGTTTCAATCATTAGATTTTTTCAATAAAAATGTGGTTGACTATGTTACAAAAGCCAGCCGTAAAAATGGTAAGCGTGTGTTACGTTTTAGAATTTCAACTTTTATCGGGTTATGTGGAGGAGCCTGTCATTATTTCTGTAAGGCATATTCAGCAATTCACAACACAGATGTCAATGATGCATCACATTATATCAGTGGATATATTACAGATGTAGATGACAAGGCAATAGATATTCCGAGTGAATCTCGTTCCCTTGCATTTGATATTGGCGTTCCTTTAACGAAGGAAATGATACAAAGAGATATGGGACATTATGAATACTCAGAAGTTGGCGATTGTGGCACAGCGTTACGTTCCAAAGATGACTTTTATGAAGTCATTGAAAAGCTAAAAGAAGTGTTTGATATGGAACAATGGAGTTTTGAAATTGATGAATAACATTAACTAGGTAAAACTATGAACAAAGAAATAAAACATTACACAGAAACAAAAGCAATTAAGGCAATGCCTATGACAATGGGAAGCCTACGAGCGCAAGCTTTTGAAATGGTAACAGAGTAACTAACCACCCTCTCCCTTTTACAGGAGAGGGTAAAAAGAAGAAAAGGGATGATAAGACAATCAGGAATAAAAACAGAAAGAATCAGAAGCGGAATGTACCAATTATATTACAAACACCACTCGCCAATAATATTAAGAGTTGATAATATCGGGTGGCAGGCTATACTTCCTTCTGGTGGATTTGCAAATGCAAGAACAAAAGCACAATGTGTTATACTTGCATGTTTGGAAATTGATAAAACAGAACCAATAGAGGAAGACCTTGCTACAGGCAAATATGTTAGTTGGTGGCAAGATGACCCTATGTTTAAGGCAAAGGAGGATAAGCAATGAGTAAAGAATCCGTAATACAAAGCATGAAGGAAGATTTAGATTATCGTAATGCTTTCGGAAAATATATAACGTCTTGCGAAGGCTATCTTTTGGCTATGCATGCACTGAGTGCGCCTAGTGTAGCAGAAGAATATGCTAAATGGAAATTAATGGATTTGGGGCTATTATGACAAGAGAAGAATTACAAAATAAATTCGGCGATGCTATCTGTGAGTATTGCAACAAGAACATTATTTCAAAATATAACATCGGCATAGGTTGGCTTTGCGAAGGTTTGTTTTGCGAGGAAGCACAAGATGGCTACGCAGCAGAAAATAGCATAGAGTTGGAGGATTGATATGAAAATCTTGAAGCGATTAGTATATGTGTTACTTATGATTCCTATATGTACTATAGTATTCGTAATTGAAGGTTCTTTGTTGCCTTTAATCATACCAGCAATATGGGTAATAACAGGAAGTACTATATTACGAGTGAAAGAAACTAAAGAATGTGAATCATTCTATGTATACACTATTACTCAGATAGTGTATTATAGTATGGATAAGTATTTAACTAAATTATTAAAGCTATGAATAGAATTGAAGCTAAAGAATTTTATCCTTTCTTGCAAGCTTTTGCAGAAGGCAAGATAATAGAAACAAGAAGAAAACCGAGTGCCATAAAAGGTACAAGTGTTCCGAATAATTGGACGGAAATGACAGAGATTGAGTTTTGGAATAATACAGAGTATCGCATCAAGCCAGAGTCTACCTACCGCCCTTTCAAGGACGCAGAAGAGTGCTGGGCAGAGATGCAAAAGCATCAGCCGTTTGGGTGGGTGAAGGATAAGGACACACAAAAGTTTTTAGTATGCAAGGCTCTTGGGAAACTTTTTTTCATAGGTATTGAAGATAAACCTTATAACTACAAGGAGGTATTAAGAGACTATACCTTTGCCGATGGCACTCCATTTGGCGTAGAAGTGGAGGAATAGTTATGGGAGTATCAAGGAGAGCCTATCAAGAATTGATAGACGGAGATATAGAATGGCTTCTTAGACAGCCTAGAGACCTCGAAAGAGACCATATAGAGGCAGTGCTAAGAAAGAGTGTTGAACTTTTATACGGAAAGGAGAAATAGCTTATGTATAGACCGATTACAATGTATCAGATTGTTTGCGATAGATGCGGAGAAGTATTTGAAGGTACAGATACTTGCTCTGCACTATTCGGTAACAAAGAAGTCGATATTGGTGACTACTCTGATTGGGAAATGATAGATGGCAAACACTATTGTCCTGTGTGCAATGGGGTGAGGTCATTAATAGAGTGTATACATTTAAAGAAAAAATAGTTATGGCAACCTATAGAATAGTAGACATGTATCGTAAAAGCGAGGCTGTTAAAGGCATACATTACGATTCTTGGGATGAACCAATATATGCTTATTGTGTAGATAAAAGACATTCATTACTCTTTGGGCTTATCCATTATTGGGATTATGGCGCATGTAACCTTCGTCCAGAGTATTTGTTTTCTTCGGTTGATAAAGCCAAGGAGGCTATATTGAAGGCAGATAAAAGTAGAAGAGTGACAATTTTATATAAGTAGCTTATGAAAACAGAAAATATCAAGTTCAAGGCAAAACGCCTTGATAATGGTGAGTGGATAGAGGGTGACTTAATACATAAGGAAACTTATGTTTGTATAGGTTATCTAAGTAGTGAAATTCCTAATATAACAAGAGTACAAAAAGTTGATACCTCTACGGTCTGCATGTTCACAGGATTAAAAGACTGCAAAGGCAACGAAGTTTGGGAAGGTGATATACTTTCAAATGTCACCAATGATAGTCCTGACGGAATAGTAGTGTTTAAATATGGCGCATTTTGTTTGCTCGCTAAGAATGGTCGTGATTTTTGCGTTGCACTAACATATCTTATGGGTGAGAAAGAGTCATTAAATAGATTTAAGGTAGTCGGCAATAAATTCGATAAGGAGAAGTAGCGTATGAAGAATAAGATTTTAGACTTAACCAAGTCAGCCGTTTGGTTGGTCTTGTGTCTGATTGTTGGTGCATTGATATGTGAGGGCATTTGCTCATTGGCTAATATCAATAAACCAGCAAAGAGAGTTGGTATATCTGTAATCACAGAAGAAGAGCACGATTATCTGGTAGTGGAAACGAAACACGGAGTTTGTGTTATTCACGCAGAGAGCTGCCCTTGTAATAAAAAGAAGTAGCGTATGAATATAGGAATTTTATATCTTTGTATGAGTTTTATCTACATCCTGCTTATTTGCTTGGATGGAGAAGATGTAAAACCGAAATGGAAACAATGGCTAGCTGACAAACTAGGCATCAAGCCAAAGATAGAGGTTAGATACATAAAGCCACAAGTCGTTAAGCTTCATTCAAGAGTTGCAATGTCAAATTTTGAAATGCAATACTATTGCCGTGACAAATTTGGCATGGAGCAATTGAAGAGAAGAGCAATAGAAAGTGTGTATGATGAAATTCTTAAGGAAATGAAGGCAAATGGATTGGTTTCCATTTCGCAATATAAAGACATCTATACAAATAGCACAATTTATGAGGGGACATGTGAAATTTATAAAAACAAGTAGCTATGAAGAAGGAAATATTTGACTTCTCGGAGGCTCTGAGAAGAATGAAGGAAGGAAAGAAAGTGAGAAGGGTAATTTGGGAAGAATGTGGAGCTTATATCTATATTGTCTCTAAGACTATCATAGCTGTATGCGATGAAAAATTCTTTCCTTGTGTTTTCAAAGATTCTGAGGATATTCTCGCAACAGACTGGGAGGAGGTGTAAGGATGGAAAAGAAAGTATTGACCCTCACCGTCAGCAAGCGATGGTTTGAAATGATTGCTGACGGAAAAAAGGATGAAGAGTATCGGGAGATAAAGCCGTATTGGGCATCCAGACTTGTAAACCAGCAAGCCGAAGGCGGCGAAGTGCTTTTTGATGAGTACGGCGGTTATTGTTGTGTGACAGGTGAACCGGAATACAAGCCATACACCCACGTTCTCTTCATCAACGGCTACCGCAAGGATAGTCCACGAATTGAGAAGGAGATTGAGAGTATCACCATTGGCAAGTCTAAGAAAGGCTTATGCCCCGACAATTGGCTTGATACCGAGTTTTTTGTTATTAAGTTTAAGTGATATGAGCTACAAAGAAATAGTTTTAAATTACATAAAAACTCACGATGTTCCGTGTCTTCTTAGAGGAGATATAGAAGATGGGTTACGAAAATGTAAGTCTGACGATGATGTGTATGAATTAATTCTTAGAATTAATCATAGACTTACTGTTGATAATTGTGCCGTAAGGGGCTATAAAAGTGGTTACATTCCTATGCGTTATGCAGACGAAATAGCTAGTGATTGTATTTTGAAAGTATTAGATAAAGCCAAAAGGAAGCAACGCAAGATGTATAAAGAAAGATGTTGCGGCAACTGTCATTGGTTTGGCAACGAAGACGTTTACGGCGTAGGATGGTGCAGTAATAACGAGCATGAATCATCTTGCGACCAAGTATGTGATGAACATAAATTTTAAATTTTAAACTTTAAATATTAAAATGGAAAAGATTTTTAGACATTTCAAAGGAGGTTATTACAGATTTATCACTGAGGTTACAAATAGTGAAACTCAGGAGAAAGAAGTTGTTTATCAGGCTCTCTATGGAGAACACAAGGTTTGGACTCGTCCTGCTGGTATGTTCTACGGAAAGGTGAACGTTGATGGCGTGGAGATTGATAGATTCACCGAGGTTATTGGCGTGCCAGTCTTGTTTAAGAAGACAAACGAGAACGCTATCATGCCATCTAAGGCGCATAACGATGATTTCTGTTATGACTGCTATGCAGTATCAGAGAAAGAGATTGCACCTAACGTGTGGAAATACGGTCTCGGATTTGCGCTACAGATTGAAAACCGCAACAAACCTGCCGACATTTCTAGGTGCTTTACGTTCCGTCCTCGTTCTTCCGTATGGAAGACTGGTATGATTCTCAGTAACTGTGAAGGCACTGTCGATGACCCATATACTGGAGAGATTTCTGCCGTATTCTATCACTTGTTTCCAAATATGCCAAGATATAAGGTTGGTGACAAAATCGTGCAATTCCACCTAGAAACAAGTGACAACATCATGTTTATAGAGACGGATGAGTTAAACAAAACAGAGCGCGGCGATAACGGCTATGGCTCTTCTGATAAAAAGTAATACATGAATATCACAGATGAACAGAAAACGTATATAAAGGAACACCCTTACGAATCTCCTTACGCAATGGCAAAGAGCTTCGGTTGCGCAGTACAGACTGTTTACTGGTGGCTACATAGGCTGCATGGGGATTCGTTCAAGGACGCAAGAAAAGAGCAAAGAGAGAAGATCAGGGAATCTGTCCGTAAGCTATATCCGGATTACTCTTCTTCCGAAATTTCCAAAGAGCTTGGGATAACAAAGTCATGTGTAACAAACATAGCAAAGTCACTTGGCGTTACTCATACCCAGGAAACGGAAGAAAGACTTCGGTTGAAATGTGCTCAGGCAATAGTAAGACCGGAGATAATAGCTAAACGTTCTGAATCTCTAAAAAAGACGCTGAGGCTTGACAGGTACAGAGCAACGAATGGAATAAAACAGAAGACACGACGCAAGTTCAAGACCATTCCGAGCAGATGTCTCTGTGCAAGGAACTATCTCTGCAATAAATACAACTACTTCTACGACAAAGATTACGGAGAGCTGCTTACCATATTCTACGACAGCGAAACCAAGATGCTGAGTGAAGATCAGCAGAAACACTACGAGACGAAGTATGGTATCAAGTTCCTCCAGGGAGCTGAAGAATAATTAATAATTTCTGTGCATTATTATATGTTTAGGGGTGGCTACACATCGCGTGCGGTCACCCCTTTTTGTTTATAAATCAATAACCAAATAAAAACATTAGAAAAAACTAAGAACGTTTGTGTAGCTTTAATTTCCAGTATATCCAACCTAAAAACGCGAGAATGCCTATAAAAAGGCAAACTGAAGCTATCTTACCTATATTCAAAAATGCCCTGTCAGTCCTTGATAGTTGCTTCTCGACATATACTTTATCTTTCGATATTTTATTTATCACTGAGCTTAACGAGTCGCATTTCTTGTGATATAGAGACGTGCTGTCCTTGTATTCCTTGAGGCACGAAATGCTGTCCCTGAGTATCTGTACGTCTTCCTGAGATATCTCATGGTATTCATAGTGGAACCTGTCTTCGCCTACCTTGTTTCCATTTGAGTCGTATTTGGAAGCTGTGCTATCTTTTATGTGTGTCTTCTCTTTAGTGGTAGACTTTACAGACTCTTTATGCGATGCTCTGTATAATTCCAGCTCCTTGACAAGCCTTGCGTTAAAGAGTGAATCCCACTTAGCCTCGTTACGTTTATCAGTGATGTATGTCTGTTTTTCTATCACACGTTCTTTCGCCTTGCATCTACAGAACATTGATAGAATCAGCATTGCTACTGCAATGGCAATTACAACCCTTGTTATTTTATCAATCAGTTTCATAAGCTACTGAATTACAATTGTTACTTTTTCCTTTTTATCCCAAGCTGTCTTCATAGTCTGAATGAGCTTGCTAGTCCATAATCGAGAATCGCTAACCCATCCTTTCTTATCGTTTTTACCGATAAGAATACACCCCTCTGTGTCTTTTGCAGAGTTACCGGAATGAATACGGATACCATCGAACCCTGGCACATCCTTTAATAATGGAAGCATCTTCTTGAATCTGTTAGAGTAGGTATATACGCACTCATAGCTGCCGCGTGGTATTGCAGTCTGCCCATACACCTTTTTCTTCTTGATTTCTTCAAGCTGCATATCTTGGCGCAATCCTCTATCAGCATCTTCAAGAGTATTGCAGCCGAACAACTCTCCATTAACGTAAAGACGGCTAATAGTATAGCCATCTTTTTTCCAAGCTCTGTCTATTGTAATTAACATGATTGATTTCCTTTCTGTTGTTTGTATGAGTTAAAAAATGATGACAGGAAAGGTATCCTCTCCAAAAAGTACAGTCCAAGGCAATAATGTAGAAAGTTCGCTACCATCCATGGTGGCGTACCTTTCTTGAATATCTCCATCATCTTTTGGGTGATATTCATGCCATAGAAGTAAATCACAACGTAGGTAATCATTGACACACATTGAATAGCTCCATCCATTTGCCCTTTCCATCTGCCAATGGTATATACGGCTGCACATAGAACGAAGTATATCGTTGCGTGACCTACGCAAATAAGTGCCTTCTTGAGTTCAAATTTCTCACCTTTTGCTATCATACCACTAAGATATCCAAACGCAAAGTTGAGAAAGAAAACCAAAGCCAATGTCTTCAATTCTCCATCAATAGGCTTTAAGTAGGCTACGACCGCTATCACGACCCCTACTAATAATTCTCTTAATCTTTCTGCCATTTTCGTTATCCTGAATAATTAATAAAAATAAAGTTTCGGTCTCTTTCTGCAAAGATAGCAAAAAAAACCGAAACTTCATTCAGAATAACCAAAAACTTTAGACATTCAAGTCGTAATATGGAAGTCTGCCACTTTCCAGGAAGGAAATACATTCATCGAAAATCTTTTGCTCGTAGTTGTACGTGTTGATCTTCGGGAACCATTTCTTTATCTTTGCGTCGTTACGCTTTACCATTTCTCCCCAGAGAACGCACCAGTCTTCGAGATTGATGTTGTCGTTCTTGACCTCATTCCAATAGTCCTTGGCCACATCTTTAGTATGAAGCTGACCAATGAGACAAAGATGCATATCTGACATCTCTTCGTTATAATGACACGATCCAATCTCTCCCTGGACCTGCTTCATCACATCAAGCATTACGCTGTCATTCATTCCGACTTCACAACAATCTGCCATGATCGTAACACAGTTCTTGATAGCCTGCATATCATTGCTAGCTATAATGTCTTCGAATACCTTTTTCATAACCGTATATTTTTGATGTTACTTCAGAAAATACTCTCTGATGTTGTATACACCATCCTTGTCTTTCAACAAATCGAGTGCAAGGCTGTGGGCATACTTAACCAGATGTTCTGTATCAATGTCCTTAACATCTTCCTTGCCGAGTATCTTAGCAATTGTGCATCCGTGGTCGCTTACAACCTGATTCATCGCAACGTACAAAGCGTAATCGTTGTAATAAGGTTTCTCCTCTGTTGCAAGTCCGAGACCGGTCATAGCATTGATCCATGTCTGCATATCCCAGGTTACTGGTGGATTCATACCGTTTACAATCTCAGAAGCTTCCTTCTTCGTAAGATAGTTCTTCCACTTGATAGCGCAAAGCTTATCAAGATACTCTTGTGCTAACTCTGGGTGCTTGGATGCCATATCCTTCATCATGCAACGCATCGTATTACCGAATACGTGCATATACTTTACGTTTGCTGATGATGCCATCATTCCATAAAGCTCATCAAACTTACTCATAATGTCTTTTGTTTCCATATCTTGTATATTTTTTAACCTATTATCAAATCTTTCAATTCTACAAAGTCCTCCTCTGTGAAGTTGATGCTTCGCTTGCTTCCAAAGAGGATAGCAGTAGCAATTCCATCTGGCAGGTCAATAGACACAACTCCTTTGTCGATATGTCCGTGTATAAAACCTACATCGAATTTGTAATCTTCCACGGATTTTAGCATCTGCATCATATCTTCAAATATCGTGTTGGCATCTATGTTGCCGTCTTCATCGGCGATGAATAGGGTAGCGTTGTCAATGCTCTTGCCCCAACTATCTTTGTGCTTGGCGATGATGTTGTGCGCCGCACGTTTCATGTACACTGATGGTATGGCGAGCATCTGGTTAGCCTTAACCATATCGTCTATTCTAGCATCTGCCCACAAATCAAGCGATGTAAGCAGTTTCTCTTTCAATTCTGTTACGTTCATTTCTTAGTTCCTCCCTTCTTTGTCCCTTGAACCATAGCGAGATACTCTTGCCACGTTTTATCACTATGATTTGTCATATAGTCGTTAAGCATAGCGGTTTTCTGCTCTTCCGCCTGTGCTACTTCTTTTCTCAGTCGTTGCATCAAAGACAAATGTTTCTTTAATGCCTCCTGTCCTTGCTGAGTGCTTTCGATACGAGGGCGTATAATGCGCAATTCCTCGTCTTGCACTAGCTTAGACACATATTGCAAGCTATTGACGTATTCCTGATTCTGCATCAAGTACTGACGTTGTGCGCCTGTAAGATTGTCTTCAATCTTATCAATCTCATCCCATAAAGGGGTGGAAGACTGCTGCGCTTGCATGTTGATAGATGCTCGTTTCTGCTGTATTGCTTCGTACATCTTCTGTAGCTCGGCATCCATCATCTGCGGTTGCTGCTGATTTGTGCCCATATCCAATAATGGGCTGTTACCAAAATTCATCATAACAATCAATATCTTTAAAGTTGGTGATATATTATAGAGAGGTGAGAGGGCATCCACCACGAGGGCAAACACCCCTCACCAACTCATTTTTTCTTAGTCCGTCTAACCGACTTCCTTACTGCTCTGTTACGCTCCTGTAGTGGGAGTTGAAGGAGCGGTGCAGTTGCAGCCGCTGTAACTACCATATCCCTGGAGTACTGGAGTGTTCGGGAGCATCAACTGCCCTCGCAAGCAGTTGCAAGTGTTCTCCTTGACGTAAGCCATCATAAGCTTCTCCTTATAAGGAGTGAGGGCTTCCATGACGGCTACCTTCTTGTCGAGGTCGCTATACTTAGCCTGCAACGCATCGTACTGGTCTCGCTGATTCTTGTACAGACCGAAGTCCGCATCAACCTGAGACTTGTAAAGGCCGAACTCAGCGTTGATAGCACGGCGGTTCTCGGCGTTGATAGCATCGTTAGCACCCTTATACATAGAGAACTTCTCAGCGATGTCTGTCTCGCGCATAGCGTAGAACTTGTTAGCTGTGTCGAGCTTCATGCCGAACATGTAGGTAAGCAACTTCACCTCATCATCGCATTCCTTCTCCATTACCTGCAAGGCGGTTGGCTGATTGGAACTTGCGTTAGCTCCATAGGCGTTGATGTTCACGTTCTCAGGCATATTGCTGCCACCGAGTGAGCCAAACACGCTGCGGTTGTTACCGCCAAGCAACCAAGCACCAGCACCGAGTGCTGTGCCGATGATTCCAAGGGTCAGACCAGCATTGCCTGTTGCCTTAGAAGCATAATCATCGTGCTTCTTTCCCTCTTCGTAGATTTTCTTCTCTACGACCTTTGCATCTGTCATTTCCAT